CATCAACACCGTGTCTACTCGCACCGACCAAAATTGCTCTAGCGCCTCATAAGCCTTGGCAAGACTGAGCTGATTGTTGGCAAAGGTCAGCGTGCTTTCAATGTTGTCGCCACCCAGGCTCTTGGTTGCGCCGTTGTAAATGAACGGCAAGAACGCATAAGGGTTTGAATCAAACGTGATCGTGTCGGCAGTGTTGCTGTTTTGATACCTGCCCTGATCAGCGCCCGCATCGTCCTCAAAAAAGATAAACGTGGTGATGGCTTCGAGTGTCATACGCCAACCCTGCTACGCACACTGCGCTTGTTCACGAGGTCACTGTAAACATTGCGTCGGCCAAGCTCTGCACCGCGTTTTGCAGCCTGTGCCATGCCGCGTTCAAACTCAGCAGCAGTGACGTAGTTGACGTTATTGATCCGCTCAACGCTGTAGTTGACATCAATACTGCCACCGCCACCAGTCATACCGCCTGAAGCATCACCACCTGGGCCGTCAGGAATGACAGCACCACCGCGAGCACCACGGGCATAACGTCCCATGGCTTCGTTCATCTTGCTGGAGGGGATGACGTATTCAGACTCACCGCCTTCACCGATTACGGCACGGGTCGGCTCATCAACAAAACCGCCATTAGCAAGAGGCAGAAGACCAAGCAAACCACTTCCTTTCTTGCCGTCACTACCAAAGTTGCCAATGCCTTGCTTGAGGAACATTCCGCCCAGCTGCTTAAGGATGCCGGAGAACGATTCCTTGAGGGACTTGGCGCCTGTGATTGCGTCTTGGATGCCTTGAACAAGGCCAGCCTGAATGGTCGAGCCTATTTGCTCATGAAAGTCTTTTAGTTTTTGAGCATCCTCTTTTGCTTTTCTGTCAGCCTCCGCTCTTTCCTTGTTCCGCTTCTCCTCCGCAGTCAGCAAAGCGTCTGTTGCCTGTTTTTGCCCGTGAAGGGTCTCAAGCTGTTCTTTCAGCTTGTCTCTTGCTGCTTCTGCAAGCAAAGGAAATTTCTCATCAATATTGGCTTTGTCAATTTTGAGCTGCAACATTGCTCGCTCATCTTCAGTCATAGCCGTAGCAAGAACTCGTTGATTTTCCAGGCTCTTAGTCAGCTTGTCAGCAGCCTCTTGCTGTTGCTCTAGCGGGCTTTTGCCCTTGCCACCTGCAAGGTCTCCCGTTGGAACAATGTTGTTCTTAGGTAAGTCAATTGTTGGTGGCTTGGCAGCAGCTGCCTGCTGGGCTCGCGCAGCTTCAAAAAGCTCTAACGCGCGAGCATCTCTTGCGGCCACATCACCCGTGAACCTGCCACGCCTGTTGACGCCACCCATTTCCTCTGTGGCCTGCGCGCGGGCGCGAGCCATCATGCCGATCTCCGACAGCTTCGCAACTGCCGCTGTCGCAGCCGAAAGAACCGCATTTATCGGAGCCAACAAGCCTTTAATTGCAGGTCCAAGAAATTGATCGAGACTTCGTACAAGCGTGCTGATGTTATTGACTATTTGACTGATTTGAGAAGATACCGTTTGCCCCATGATGTCGGCTGCATCTTTAGCCGCCCCGGTCGCGTTCTTCTGGTTGTCGAGGTTTTGATTGAAGCGAACAAGATCATCATTAATCAAAGGCATCAATGCCTTCAACGCATCAACAGAACCAAACAGTTTGGTGATCTCAACCTCACTGCCACCTGTCTTTTGGATGACATCTTCAAGGAAGCCGCCAAAGCCTTTGGTTTTAATTGCTGCGCTGCTGAAGTCAAGGCCCAAGCGTTCGGCAGCCTTGGCTGCTTCAGCCGTCGGTTTCACAATCGATGCGATGACTTGGTTGATACCTGAGAACGTGCTTTCAACCGGCACACCTTGAGCGGTCACGGAAGAGATGGCTGCATTTAATTCATCGATGCCAACCCCTGCCGCCGCCGCGATCGGAGCAACGCGACCAATCTGCGACGCATACTGACCAACGACAATTTTGCCGTCGTTCTGCGTTTGAATAAAGCCATCAACAATTTTGGCAACGCTATCAGTCGTCAAACCAAAAGCGTTCATCACACTGGTGGCTGCATCTGACACCGTGGCAATGTCTGTCATGCCACCGACAGCACCTAAAACCGATGCCTCAAGAATCTTGGCTATATCAGCTGCTTGACCAAAACCAGCAGAAGCAACGTCATAAGACGCCGCTAACAATTGATTGCTTGACACCAAGCCGTTGGTTCTAGCAACTACGCCAACGAGCTGGCTTTCAAGAGCTTGAGCATCAACACCAAGAGTTTTGACAGCAGCCCTGGCCTTGTCCGCCTCAACAAATCCTTTCAAGCCTGCTGTGACTGCACCAACAGTACCGATGATTAAGCCAAGCGGACCTAACGCCGCCTTGACCGCAGCGCCTAAACCCTTGACGCTCACAGCTGCAGCGCCCATGCCCTTGGCTGCACCAAAGCCAGACTTAGCCATCCCACGCAGCGTGCCCTGCGTGCTCTTCATTGCGCCTTGCGATCTTTGCAGCGTGGCATTCAGCTTTTTCGCCGCAACATTCGCACTGTTCAGCGCCTTGACGGCTTGCGTGGAATTGACACGCAGCTGAATGTTGCTGACTACCACGGCTGCACTTCAGCAATGCTCAAAGTCTACCGCCGTCGCATTTTTGCGCGATCCATTGCCTGCTCCTCTCGCTCAGCCCTTAACTCATAAAAAGCAGCAAAATGCACAAGCTCCGCATCGGTCAGCTCCGTGCGAAGCCTGCTTACGGTCATCCCCAGTTCGCAGGCCAGAAAAAACTCAAAGTTGAGCCAGCTGTCCTGCTTTATTCGTTTTTTGCTTCCTCCAGATCAGCCTCTTGGTTGAGCCCAAACAGAAACAGCTCAACATCGTTTAGGACAGATTCGGGCAGTTGCCGTTGCAGTTTGGTTGCGTCAGCAGAGGCAAACGCTTTGGTGCCGTCCTCAAGCTCTGCCATCTGACACAGCATCTGCGTGCTGATGTCCAAGGCTTCATCAGTGCCAGCCAAGCTTTGAGCTTTTTTTCGATCGGCTCGGGTGATGGGCTTGAAGAACAAATCGACAATTTTTTCGCCCGCCGCGTTCTTCAGCTCAAACTTACGACGCTGGTTGAGGTCAAATGCCTCAACCAGCAAATCAACAGTTCGAGTTTGAGCAGACATTCAATTTATGAATTTAATGCCCAAACTATAGCCTCATTACTCCAAGTTAGAAGTGATAGTGCCGGAGGTCACAAAATTGCAACTGACAACTACAAGCTCACCAACCGTGGAAGTAATTTCCATGTCAGTAATAATTCCAGCAAAAGCAACGCTGTCAGTTCCAGACGTAGTGCCAGTGGTAAACAATTCAAAACTAGCGTCAGTGGCGTCGTTGACCTTGACAACATCTTCAATGAAACCAGCTTGGCCGGTGGCATCAGGGTCATAAATCAGTTCCACCGTGCCAGAACCAGAAATCAAGCCACCGATGAAATTGCGGAATGTGTCACCGTGATCGGTGGTTTCGTAAGTTTCTTTGGTGATTGTCAGGCTCCAACTGCGGGTGCCTACAACCGTTGCAAGTGAGCCAGAACCAGTTTCAAACTGAACTGCGCCTTGTTCTCCGCGAAGGGTGGCCATGGTCAGAGTTCCTCGATGGATTCAAAGGTCACACGGACCTGTGTTTGAAAATAGCCCTCGGGAGCTGGGGAAGCCAGTGCCTCTGGACCTGTAGCAGCGTCGAAGAAAACCCCCGACACGATCACCCTATTGTAAAGGTCTCGGACACGCTTTCCAATCACATAATTTGCGCCAGGTCCAGCACCTTGCGGCGTGAAAATGTTGATCAAGACAAGACCGACGATCCTGTTTTGAGAGTTGCTGGTTAGACCTTGGCCCAAGTATTCACCGGCACCAAAGCTCGTTAAGCATTGCACCCATGATGAGTTTGGGGTCGGCTCATAGGCCATGTTGTGGAACACAACGGGCAACACAGGGCTGTTAGCAAGCTCAGTGGCCAGCCTGCCCTCAATCGTGGATCGAATGGTGTTTAGATCTGCAGCAGCCATCAGCCTTGCCGTTTGATCCTTTCATACTCAGCCTTAATCCAAGGCTCAAGCTCTTTGGCGATGCGATCAGGAAAGCCAGGATTTGTGCCTTGCTTGGTTTTGTATTCACCCTTCCAGCTAGGTGGAAGACTTGCTTTTGTTCCGTAGCAAACAGGCTCTGCATACTCGACCCGATTTTCCACAACACCGGAGAAACCTTTCAGGTCACTGCGCCATCCGTTCCGCAGGTTGCCAGTATCAACAGGCGTCTCCTGTTTAACGCGAGCCTCCCATTCAAGCGTTGATGCTTTGACAAGCTGGCCTACTTGTTTTTTAAGCAGGCCGCCAATCTGATCAACCCGGATCTCGCGCGGCATGGTCAGGCCCTCAGGATTAGCTCGTGGGTGATCGCCGTGTTGTCTTGTTCAGTCGTCTGCACAGCGATGATCTGATGAACCACGCTGTTGATGAGCACCACGTCCTTGGTTCCAGGTGCTATCGCGAAGTCATCAGCAGCCACCGTGAGCTGCTTGTCACCAGCCTGAATCAGTTCGTTGACCTCACGCAGCTCAACATCTTCCAGCACACCTTTAACGTCCGTGTCGGAATTGCTTTGACTGATAACACCCGTTGTTGTGTTGTACGAACCAGCAGTAACAAAACGCACCGTCACGTCACCGCCAAACTTGCCGATGATTGTTGACGCAACCTTGGCCAGCGAATCAGCAAGTGCCATCAGAGGTTATACGCAAGACAAGCACCACTGGTCAGCGTGATACTTGTGATGATTCCGCAAATCTCAGTGTCAGCGACAAAAGTTTCACCAGCCAAGCTGTTGCCGGTTGCATTTTTGACGGTGATGGCACTGATCACACTGTCTTCTTTGAAATAAATCTTGCTGAACCTGCCGGTGTGGGCATTGGTATCAGAGACA